TACCTGATCATCAGCGACGAGATGAACCGTGAACTGGGGCTGGCGGCCAAGAGAGGCGTGGATGTGCGGGTGCTCACACCGGGAATTCCTGACAAAAAGACCATTTACAAGGTGACCAGATCCTACTATACGGGACTGGTGCGCCAGGGGGTACGGGTGTATGAGTATACCCCGGGCTTTCTTCATGAGAAGCAGGTGCTGTGTGATGATTCCTGTGCGTCAGTAGGCACCATCAATTTTGATTACCGGAGTCTCTACCATCATTTTGAGAACGGGGTCTTTTTGTACAAATGCAGCGCGGTGGCGGATATTGCCCGGGATTTTGAGGATACTTTAGAAAAGTGCAGTGAGGTTACGGAATATTACAGAAGCGCCCGTTCGGTGGTGCTTCGCGGTACCCAAAAGCTGTTAAGGCTGTTTGCGCCCTTGTTATAGTTGCTAAAAAATTTAATTATTTTTCATTTACATCTTGAATTATCCTGAGGAATTAGGTAAAATAGGTGTGCTGACAAAATTTTGACGATTTGGCAGCGCGCTTTGTGTGCTTGCCAGACAAGCTCAAAACAAATATATTTCATTTATTTTAGGAGGAAACTAAAATGGCAGTAAGAGTAGCGATTAATGGTTTTGGCCGTATTGGTCGTCTTGCATTCAGACAGATGTTCGATGCAGAAGGTTATGAAGTAGTAGCAATCAACGACTTAACAAGTCCTGAGATGCTTGCTCACTTATTAAAGTATGATACAGCACAGGGTAAGTACAAATATGCTGATACCGTAGAAGCAGGTGAGGATTCCATCACTGTTAACGGCAAGCAGATCACCATCTATGCTAAGGCTAACGCAGCTGAGCTTCCTTGGGGCGAGTTAGACGTAGACGTAGTTCTGGAGTGTACCGGTTTCTACACCTCTAAGGCAAAAGCATCTGCTCACATCGAAGCAGGCGCAAAGAAGGTTGTTATCTCTGCTCCCGCAGGTAACGATCTGCCTACCATCGTTTACAACGTAAACCACAAGACCCTGACTCCCGAAGATAAGGTTATCTCCGCAGCTTCTTGTACCACCAACTGCTTAGCTCCTATGGCTAAGGCTCTGAACGATTGCAGACCTATCATGAGCGGTATCATGACCACTGTTCACGCTTACACCGGCGACCAGATGATTCTTGACGGTCCTCAGAGAAAGGGTGACAAGAGACGTGCTCGTGCAGGCGCACAGAACATCGTTCCCAACTCCACCGGCGCAGCTAAGGCAATCGGCCTGGTTATCCCTGAGCTGAACGGCAAGCTGATCGGTTCCGCACAGCGTGTTCCTACCCCCACCGGTTCTACCACTATTCTGGTAGCAGTTGTTAAGGGCGCTGTAACCAAGGATGAGATCAATGCAGCTATGAAGGCAGCAGCTACTGAGTCCTTCGCTTACAACACCGACGAGATCGTATCTTCCGATATCATCGGCAGCACCTACGGTTCTATCTTCGATGCAACTCAGACCATGGTTGCTCCTATGGAAGATGGCAACACCCAGGTTCAGGTTGTTTCTTGGTATGACAACGAGAACAGCTACACCTCTCAGATGGTTCGTACTATCAAGTACCTGGCTGAGCTGAACTAATCATTACAAGACCTATTGGGGTCCGGCTTTTGGGCCGGACCCTTTTTCTTAATCACGAAAGTGATTAAAATAACAAAGCATAAAAACGGAGGTTTTTGAAATGGGCTTAAATAAGAAATCTGTTGATGATATCAACGCAAAAGGCAAAAGAGTCCTTGTAAGATGTGACTTCAACGTTCCTCTTAAGGATGGCGTTATCACTGACGAGACTCGTATTGTAGCAGCTCTGCCTACAATCCAGAAGCTGTTAAACGATGGCGGCAAGGTTATCCTTTGCTCCCACCTTGGCAAAGTAAAAGAAGGTCCCAACGAGAAGGAATCTTTAGCACCTGTTGCTAAGAGACTGTCCGAGAAGCTGGGCAAAGAAGTTGTATTCGTAGCTGATTACAACGTAACCGGCGAAGCTGCAACCGCAGCAGTAGCTGCTATGCAGGAAGGCGATGTTGTTCTGCTTCAGAATACCCGTTTCCGCGGCAAAGAAGAGACCAAGAACGGCGAAGAGTTCTCCAAAGAGCTGGCTGATCTGGCTGATCTGTATGTTTGCGACGCTTTCGGTTCTTCCCACAGAGCACATGCATCTGTTGCAGGTGTTACCAAGTTCATCACCGAGAAGGGCGGCGAGAACGTTGTTGGCTACTTAATGCAGAAGGAAATCGATTTCTTGGGCAATGCAGTTGAGAATCCTGTTAGACCTTTCGTTGCAATCCTTGGCGGTGCTAAGGTTGTTGACAAGCTGGCAGTTATCGACAATCTGCTGGAGAAGTGCGACACCCTGATCATCGGCGGTGGTATGTCCTACACCTTCTTAAAGGCACAGGGCTACGAGATCGGTACTTCCCTAGTTGATGAGACCAAGATTGATTACTGTAAGGAAATGATGGATAAGGCTGAGAAGCTTGGCAAGAAGCTTCTGCTTCCTGTTGACTCTGCGACCATCGCTTCTTTCCCTAACCCTATCGACGCTGAGGTTGAGGTTGTTGTTGCTGATTCCGTGAACATGCCTGCAGACAGAATGGGCTGTGATATCGGACCTAAGACTGCAGCTCTCTATGCTGAGACTGTTAAGAGCGCTAAGACCGTTGTTTGGAACGGACCTATGGGCGTATTCGAGAATCCTACTCTTGCAGCAGGTACCATCGCAGTAGCTAAGGCTCTGGCTGAGACCGAAGCAACCACCATCATCGGCGGCGGCGACTCCGCAGCAGCTGTTAACCAGCTTGGTTTCGGCGACAAGATGAGCCACATCTCCACCGGCGGCGGCGCTTCCCTTGAGTTCCTTGAGGGTAAGGAGCTTCCCGGCGTTGCAGCAGCAGACGACAAATAAGACAAATTAAGAAAGAGGATAAAATCATGGCAAGAAAGAAAATCATTGCCGGTAACTGGAAGATGAACATGACTCCCAGTGAGGCAGTAGCATTAGTAAATACTTTAAAGCCCCTTGTAGTAAATGATGAAGTTGACGTAGTATTCTGCGTACCCGCTATCGACATCATCCCCGCTATGGAAGCTGCTAAGGGCAGCAACATCAACATCGGTGCTGAGAACATGTACTTCGAGGAGAAGGGTGCTTTCACCGGCGAGATTTCTCCCGCTATGCTGGTAGATGCCGGCGTTAAGTATGTTATCATCGGCCATTCCGAGAGAAGAGAGTACTTTGCTGAGACCGACGAGACCGTTAACAAGAAGGTTCTCAAGGCTATCGAGCATGACCTTACTCCCATCATCTGCTGTGGTGAGACTCTGACTCAGAGAGAGCAGGGCGTTACCATTGACTTCATCCGTCAGCAGATCAAGATCGCTTTCCTGAACGTTACCGCTGAGCAGGCTGCAAAGACTGTTATCGCTTACGAGCCTATCTGGGCTATCGGTACCGGTAAGGTTGCAACTACTGAGCAGGCTCAGGAAGTATGTAAGGCAATCCGTGACTGCATCGCTGAAATCTACGATGACGCTACTGCAGCTGCAATCCGCATCCAGTACGGCGGTTCCGTATCTGCTTCCAGCGCTCCCGAACTGTTCGCACAGGCTGACATCGACGGTGGTCTGGTAGGCGGCGCTTCCCTGAAGCCCGACTTCGGCAAGATTGTTAATTACAAGTAATATAAAAATCTTTGTTAATGTTCAACAATAAAAAGTGTTAAAAAGCCATGAAAGGTCATTCAAATTTAGTAATTTTTGCTAATTGAATGACCTTTTGTTATGTTTTATAATGTATATATATCACTTTTGATTATCACTCAAATATCACTTTTTGAAAGGATGATTTAATGGCAAGTAAACCAACAAAAAATGCAAATGGAGAGGGTAGTACCAGGCAATTAGAAGACGGTAGTTGGGAGTGTATAATACAAAGTAAATACATAAACCCAGAATCAAGCTCGGCAAAACCTAAACGTATTAAACGAAAAGGTAAAACAGAAAAAGAAGCAATAAAAAAATGTAAACAAGCCCTACTCGCATGGGAAAAAATGTTCGAAGCAAATGCTATGATAAAAATAGACAAAACAAAAACATTTGGCTCGTACATGGAAGAATTTATTGATAAGGAGGTAAAGCCCGGACTTACTGGATCATCGTATAAAAGCTATATTTATACCATGAATGCTAATTTCTACAATTATAAAATTAGTAAATTGCAATTGAGTAATATCAACACCGTTGAATTCGAATTGTTTTTTGACACATTGATACATGAAAAGAGTAGAAAAACAGCATCGCTTCCTATTCAACTTTGTAAAAGACTTAGCACTTATTTATATGGAAAGTCGCTTTTAGCAGAAGATTACGCTGCATTTGCTAGAACTAAAAAAGAAAAGAAAGATGAATTTTTCAGACAAGAAGAAACAGAAATTAGAAAAGAAATTTTTACATACGAGGACATAGCCAAGTTCTATGAATCATACAAAAATAATGTTTCTGAATATAGTGCTGCCGTAGTTCTTATTTTAGAAACGATGATGAGGGGTCAAGAATTATTGCCATTAACAATTGATGATATTGATTTTGAGAAAAATATTATCATTATTAGAAGTGCTGTTAGCGAACGATTCATAGACAATGACAAAACGAAAGGGTTAGAAAAATATATAAAAATTCCTAAGAATGAAAAACAGAGAATAATTTATATGACACCTCTTGCCAGAGAAATTGTTGAATACATGATTAAACAAACGGCAATGAAATGCAGACACAATCCTATGAATTTAGTGTTCCCATCTTATATTAAAAGTGGCAAAATGAGATCCATGGATGCATTTGAAATTCAGTTCAAACAATTATGTAATAAGCTTGGAGTTGATAGAGATGTAAGACAAACTGTATTGCCAGATGGAAGAGTAACACAAAAAGGATTAAGCGTACATGCAATACGTCATACAGCTATTACATTAGCAAATACTGCTCCTGGTTCAAATGTAGTTAACACAGCTTTAATGGCCGGGCATACTGCGATTAGAACAGAAAATATATACACTCATACAAACGTAGAAGCATTAAAACAAATAAAAACTGCTAGTGATCTGGTTCTTAATTTAAACAACAAAGAAGAGACTCCAAAAGAATCCAGTACAGACGAAGAACTATATCAAATGTATTTAAAATTAAAAGATAAATTTGATACAGAATAAATTTGTACCTATTAACTATTTAAATATAAAGGAGAATCATTATGGCAAGAAAATCAAAATCAGTTTATGAAAGAATCGAAGAAACTAAATTAGAAATTGCTTCAACGGAAGAACATCTCGCTGAATTAAAATCACAATTACAAAATTTATACGATGAAAAAGACGACTTGGAAATGAGACAAGCTTGGGCAGCAATTAAAGATAGCGGTCTTACAATTGAAGATGTGCAGAAAATGTTAGAGATGAAAACCAAATAGAAAAGTAAAAAAGGCTCTCACCGTTTTATAAGTGAGAGCCTAATTTTTTTACTCGTTATCTATAAAATATGTATCATAGTCGTTAACGTATTCTATATTTGGATTATTTTTGAGTGTATCAAGCTCTTCTTGGGAGACTATTTGCAGAGATTCACTGTCCGGTAAATATAATTTATAAATCTTATTATTATTCTTTTTTTTATAAATGTTGCTCCAATAATATGCATTAGCTAGTGCTCTTGCTTTATGCATTATACAAGAATAATCAACTCTACCATCAGCGGTTCCAAGCTCTTGATAATTGTAAGCACTACACCAAGAGCAACCGCTAGCAATAGGGCAGTAGAAACATTTATCTGAACTTTGTGAACGTCTGGTAATACAGTTCAAACATTTTATTTTTTGAATCTCACTTTCAGTAATTCCTATTCCATCATCGACATTACCAATGCAATAAGGTTCTCTTTGGCAACCTAATGAACTTTCCATATATCTAATGCAAGGATATAGATATCCGTCAGGATCGCATGATAACATTAGACCTGTTCCTCCACACCAATTTTCATTTTCAGATTCTAATTTTGGTTTGAAGAAGTCCTCACTGAACAAAGACAGAAATAATTTATCATACAAATCATGTTCGATCAGATAATCTGAAATCTTAATTAGTTGCTTATAAAATTTCTTTGCTAAGTCTAAATCCCATCCCTTTTCATAAACAGTGTTGGCATTTATCTCATCATATCCCATGTCTATCATATGTATTATTGCGTCATATAAATAATCAACATTACCCGGCGCAATGGTAATTTTACTTCCCATATAATTGCCTTGATTCATCCAATCTTTTGCTGCAGCGACTGCTAAATCATATGATGGACTTCCGTTAGGAAACACTCTGCAAGAATCGTGCAACTCTTTATTTCCATCAATTGTTACAGAGAATGATAAATGATTTTTGTGCTTATTTAAAAATCTTTGTACTCTAGGATCAAAATATAAAATACCATTGGAACAAATACTAAAGGTATGCATGGTTAACCATTTGTGATCCATTTCTATCATTTTGTCAAACATATAATCACAAATTTGATCTATTAATTCAATCTCTAGAAATGGTTCTCCTCCAATGAATTCTATAATCAAAGCAGGAGAGTTTTCAGGATGGAGATATTCCTTCATCCCTTTTTCTCCAGTTAATAATAAGTCTATATATTTCTTTGCCGTATCCAAAGACATTCTTCGTTTTCCTTTATTAATTTGGTAACAATATTTACAAGCAAGATTGCAATCATCAGTCACTTGAAATGTAATTGTTCTGCTCAGCGTCTTGTCATTGTTACCCAATTCCGGATTGTCCTGTCTAGCTAATTCGGGATATAATTTAGCAATCATATCTTGATATTGCATACTCACTTTGGCCATTTAGATTCTCCTTTTACTCATGAGATTGTTACTCATTATATTCGATATGCAATTCATATGTATTATAGGTTAAAGTCCAAACTGCATTAGTATTCCCTTTGAATTTTTCAGGCAAAACGTTATTTGCAAATTCGTCTTGAGCAATCTTGGAAGAAGCAACAGCATTTTCAAAACGTTTATGATATTCGTTAAAAATGGGACTATCTAAAAAGATGACATTATCCTTATTTCTCTCTAATAACTCTGTAATAACATCTTTATTTGCCTGTACTTCATAAGCTAATCTTGCCAAATAATCAACTGCTTCCTTGTGTGTACTTTCTAAATTAATAACTTCGATTTTTCTCATAATCATTCTCCTTTTAAGGTTTTTTTATTATTTTTCAATATTCAATTTTTATTAAGTGGAACCTGTTAACGTTCCAAAACAACCGCTAGTACAATTGCTATAACATGTAGTTGAACATGTTGAGCTGCATGATTTTGAACATCCAGAAGAGCAACTTGAAGAGCATCCATAGCATCCACTACTACACCCGGAGCAGCCTCCACAATAACCTTGGCATTGCCCAGAACAACCGTAACAACTTGCCATACACGTACCCGAACATGAACCACATTGAGTCTTGCATGCACCGCCACAAGAAGACGTACAAGCACCGTCACAGCCAACACAGATATTAGAACAACCGCCAGAACAACCCATACAACCAGAAGAGCAAGCATCATTACATCCTGATTGACAACCAGAACATCCGGAAGTACAGCCTACACATGCACGTCTACATGCACTAGAACAGGATGTACAATCTGTACCGCATCCGGAACAAGGACTTGCTTTAGCGCTGCCAGTACATTGACCAGCACACGATTCAGAACATCCACTACATCCATCACAGCCTTGGCATTCCCCAGAGCATCCCATACATGCAGAACTACAGGCGCTTTTACAATAACCACTACAAGATGTAGAGCATATGAAAGAACATGCTCCCCAACAGTTGGAACTACACGCTGTACCGCAAGTAGAAGAGCAACCTATTCCGCAAGATGATGTACAATCTTCACCACATCCATAAGCACATGTTGTCATACATCCTAAGCTACATTCGTTCTCACATGTTTTAGAACAACCAGATCCACAACCTCCAGAACAGCCAGAGCATCCGCTACAAGAACTGCAACCTGAGCAAGAAGATGTACAAGTACCAACGCATAAACCAGTACATGCACCTCTACAAGAAGAACTTCCAGTCATAGCTTCTGTTGCTAAATTATCAACCATTGTTATTAAATCGGGGGTTATATAATTCCCTGGAATATCTTCTCCTTGTACTACATTTTTAAGTCCTTTTATATCTTTTATTTTTAATAGTAAATCAATTGTTTTCTGCCCTTGTTCTGCATAAATAGTTCCGTTAGAAGAAGGAGTATTTGTAAAATCATATGTAGTTGATGCAAATGTACTTAAAGAACCATAACCATTTCTTCTTTGCATTTCTGTTTTTATTTTTGATTTTAATGTAATCATTTGAGAAGCTGTTAACATTTTTTCACCTCCCTTAAGCCCATTTACCGTATCCAGTACCAGCAATACCTAAAATGGTTTGTCCTGCAACAATTTTATCTGCTGTAAGACCAATTGCAGATGCTAATGTTGCTTGTGGTATTGATATTTCAGGATATCCAGAACTTGCATTTGTCAAATAAGCACCTGGAGTAAGTCTCACATATAAAGCTCCCGAAGATATCACCATACTCACTGCGGAGGTAATGGAATCTCGGACGGCCATGGAACCAGTAATTTTGTTTCCTTTAGAATAAGCAACTTTTCCATTTAAAATATCACCAGCGTTCACTGTACCATCGCTTGTGTAAGAACCAGTTAACCAAGGATTAGTTACGTTTCCTATGGATTGTCCTGTTTTTACCATTGCAGGTGTAACACCCCATAATCTTAAATTTACTTTTGAATTAACTCCATCATAATAACCTTGTGGTGGTATGAATGTTGTTTGTATTGCACCGTCACCATCTGTTACAAACATATTTACAATCTTGTCATTACGACCAGTTGATTCATCATTAATTGTTGATATTGTTTTTGTAGCATTACCTATACTTGACATCACTCCGGTTTTTTTAAGATTATCCTTATAAAAAGTTTTTCCACTTAATACATCCGATTCAATCGCAGTGGCATCATATGTTTCTACGCCAGTAGAAATGTTATCAATGTTACCTGCCATAGTAGCAAAAGTAGCAGTTGCATCCGTAGTAACTCCTTTGTCAGTAATCGCAGATGCAACTAAACTTTTTCCGTTACTGACAGATATAAAACAATCGTCTACCTTAACATTTACCTCATCAATTGCATCTTGCATCATAACAGATTTAAGACCGCTTTTCGAATTATCGTAAGTTAAATACTCTGCACTAAACGCAAGCATCTTTAACCATACAGTAGAACCTTCTGCGGGCAGGTAGTTAATATTATCACTTAATGCAGCCCATAATACATTGTTATAAGCGATCATATCATCTTTATAATATTGTGTACTATCATTCCAATACCCTCTTGGTGTTAATCCTAATCCGGTTTCTCCTTGTTCTCCTTTTATGGCAAGAGGATACCAATAATTTATATCAGTGGGCAGTGAACCAATAGGAATATTATCCGCAATTGCTAAATAAGGAAATCTAGTGGTTTCAACTTTATAATAAACAACATTATATTTTATGTATTTTATTGATGCGTTCCAGTCACCTTTGTTCTTGACTACATTAAAAATATAACTCTCTACATCATCTTTGAAAACTCTCTGCGCAGCAATTATTTCATCTCTTAAGTCGTTAAATATTTTTGCGTTAACGATCATATTAAGCAATTCTGGATGCGCAGTTATAACCTCGTTAGCACGATCAAAATCACCTCTGTTATAATATACATAGTATTCATCTACATAAGGTTTCATTGCTGCGGATACGTCTTGTACTCTTGTCATGGTAGACACTTTATCCGGGAAGTCTGAATTTAAATCTGCATATATTGTTCCCATTTATTTTCTCCTTTATGTTTCTCTATAATCAACATAATATTTAATCATAGAGATTGTCATGGTAGCAGAAGAGGTACTTCCACTAATTGATTTAATTATGTAACTGTTTGTTTCATTGAAATTTTTTGATGTGTATTCTATTTTGTAATTTACATCTAACCAAGGAATATTTATCATTTCCAATGAAACATTTTCTGATAAATTTGATGATAAGTATAATTCATATTCTGCCATCTGTTTTGCTAAATCGTCGGAATAAAGAGATTCATATTCTGAGTCTTGTAACACTTTTACTTTTTCAAATCCTAATGTATTAATACTAAATGGATGGTTAGGATCGCGGTTACAAGCTTCTCCAAACACTTGATATTTTCCCAATAACAAAAAGTCATCTTTCAATTTTCTGTATCGGAAAGAATATTTTCCCGGTTGCATTGTACTGCTTGTGATGATAGCTCCGTCATCAATAACAATGTCTTTTGCCCCCAGATTATTTATGTTAAGCTTTGCATTCGCGTTATTTGAAGATGGGATAGTAATAGAATATGTTGTATTATTTTCTAATGCAGATAGCTTATCAAAAGTTGCATTGTAAACATTATCAATATAAGTACACGAAATAGAATCTCTGTCTGTTTCAATTAATTGGCCATACACTTTAATATGGTTGTAGATTTCCCCAAATGAAAAAGAACCGTTATCAGAAATCAATAACGGTTGAATAATCTCGTCATTTATTAAATGGTCTTCATCTTTTCCTGTCTTTATTTTCTGTAAAACAAATGTCCCATCAATATCAAAAAACATTTCATATCCTGGATATAATTCTAACATCTTGGTGAAAATTTCATAATATGTAGTGCCACTAAATTCCAAATCATAAGGAACGTATTTATCAATTCCGATTAATAGATATTTTTTAATTTGCATCTCATCAAGGAGAATAATAAAAGTATCTCTAACATTTTCTCCCGCTACAATTTTAATTTGCGCATCTGCTGCGTTTCCATTTATTGTTCCATTTACCAAGCACATCAAATCCTGACATGACAAACTTAATGTGTGAGAAGAAGAGTCGTATTTCCAACTGGTGTCTACAAAACAAAATGTCCCCATAAGATACCAAATAATTTCTCCGGTTCTAATATATTTAATTCCAATATACGGACGAATATATCTGGTCATTAATTTGTATCTTTGATCAATAAAATAAGAATCGTGTTCTAGATGTATTTCACAAGAATAAGACCGCCTGATATCTGATTCTGCGTCAATGGAATAGGAGTCTGAAATTAAAATGCCTTCAATTCCTACCAGCGTTTTATAATTGACATCGAGAATTTCTACTCTGGAGAATATTTCTTTTTGACTTTGAAATAATATATCAATGTCTTGTTGGAGTATGTTATATGCCATATCACACCTCCACAAAAGTATCTATAAAACCATTCACATACATATCATACGCATCATTACAATCAGCAATCTCTGTCCAATTAATGGTATGTGTAGGAATTTTTGTGCCACTATCAGACTGCGAGATTACATCTGTAATTCCAATAATCCACATCCTACCATCATCCAATTTTAAAATCTTCGGCAGATTATCAGACAATACATCATCTATATATTCTCTATACTTAGCTCCGTTTTTCAAATCAAACTCACATTGGTCATCCATCTGAATAAATGTAACATTAATTGAACCACTATCATAATTATATTGACCATTAGAAATATAAAACGGTTTACGTCTGCCAAGTGTTTGTATAACCGTACCACTTCTTTCTCTTTGTTGGCTCATCTGATAATTTAAGAATATATGCAAAGCTGCTTCTGGTTCAATTATATACGCGCCATTAAAAGCTGATTCGCATTCTATGATATTTAAATTTCCCTCTATGCTTCCATTAAGAATAGGAGACATGGAGAACTCATATGTAGTATTTCCCTTACAATAAGGATAAGAGCGAATGAATTGCAAGTCCTCTATAGATTTTATAGGAACATCAATTATTGTTGTCCATGCAAAAGTTCCTTTTTCTCGTTGTTTGATACGAATTGAAGTAATAGTGTCTATGGCAAATCCAATGTTGCCAGCTAATAAATTGTTCTGGAACAAAGCATAAAAAACAGTATCAAAATTCCATTCCAATGGCAACTTGTCCATATCTATTGGAGTGGACTTTGAAGTAAATAATTCATCATATATACCATTCTGTAATGTCACAGAGTTTATTTTTGAAGCGTTTACTGCACTAATATCACCACACTGGTCTCCACTAAAAAATGTACTACCTAAAAATATCATGTGACATCCTCCCGTATAAAAATATCAAAATGATGATCAACACAACGCACCATGATTTTTAGTTTTATGGTATCTGTGTATATGATATGGTTGCTCATAAATATGTTTATTAAATTGTTTGTTTGAGACGAAACCTCTACATAGTACTGGTTACTTTCAGTTATTCGCCATCTTAAAGAAATAGCATTATTTCTATTCTTTAGCGTCATAAAAATTTTATTCTTTTGAAAGTTGTATCCCTTTAAAACAAGACTATAATTATTATCTAATGAGAAATTCTCATCAAATATTACTTGAGTTCCATTTATGGTATCTACGTATTCATTGTTTATATATTTTGGATTTTCAGAACGTCCTTCCACAGAAACAAGATTAGATGTAAATACTATGTCTCCATAATTAAATCTATTTTCCACTGATATGTAAGCATACATGTCTGGTTTAATGTATTCTACATTAATACGTATCAGTCCACTTTCTGCAGTCATGTAATTAATGGTGTTACAAATTGCTTCTACATAATATGCCATGCCGTCTTCCAGATTGTTTAATGTAACAGTAGAAGATGGGTCATATTTCATATTGGAAGTGTAAATTAATTCTCGGAACCCGTTATACAAATTAATCTTAAACTCTTGTAGTTCTTCACCTTCTGGTTGTTCATAAATAATCCCGACAGCACAAGATGAATTCTGAATTACTTCGTCGTTTGTAAGAGTGATAGAAATAATTGGCTGTGTAAAGCAATAGAATAAAACAGGATCTGATGCTGTACTAATATTATTATTCCTATCAACAACTTGAATGGTAGCGTTATATAATGTGCCATTAGTAAGAGTGTTTGCAGGTAGAACGCTTTTTAAAAGTAAAGAATCCGTTTTTCCGGTATAAACAATTTTATCCGTTGAATTGTTCCTTACAGTTAATATACTTCCAACTGACTGCACGTTTGAATTACTCCAAGAATATTCAAATATACGCTCTGTGGTAGCATCAAAAGCATAATCGCTACCTCGTATGAATTTAGGTTTCAATACAGATCCCTCCTTAATAGATGATATAAAGTTCGCTAAAATTGTTATTCCACTTAATGATTTTCACAACATCATTCACCTGGTAGGAAAATCTACTAAGGGCAGTATATGTCTGTCCTGCTACTTGTACTATATAATGATTTTCATCAATTTTGCCTATCACACGCCCGGTGATGCCTTTATTAAATTTTGCTTGGTTAATGGTTTGCTTCACGGTAGAGACAATGCCTTTTACCAAAATACTGAGTGCCATTTCATTATCATTCATATGATTCCCCCAGAGTAAAAAAAGGGGAGTAACAATAAACGTTACTCCCCTATAAAATGTTATTTATATAGCTCTTGACTTAATTTGGTCAAGAATTCGGATTTTATCTTATATGCCAAATCCACTCCATCTTTCACATTTTGTACCACTATGTCACCATTAAGTGTCACAGAGGGCATAGAAGAGTGATTGGCTGTTTGTGTATTTTGAACATTGGGCAATTTTGCTCCCGCTATAAAGGCGGCTCTCATATTGTCCATGATATTTGTCTGTTGTAATTTTGTAAGTACGCTTTCACCAACTTGGAGAACCGCAGGAACTTCATCTGGTTTTAGCTTTGTAAGTGTTATATGTTTAAAAGTATCTTTAGTTTTTTGATCACCGACATATCCAGATTTCATTCCATCATGAAATTCTAGACTATCTTGAGGATTAGTAATGAGTATTGCACCAGCACCAACTCGTAAAGGTTCTTTGTTATTAAAACCTGTTTTTAATTTTTCAGCAGCGCCCAGAGCAGTAGTAATTTCGTTCAAATAGCCTGTTGCTTCTATTGCAAAAGCTTTAAGTGTTTCTAATCTTTTTTGTAAAATAAGTTCTTCATTATCTTTGGCATCCATTTGCCCGGTTTCAATGAGACCAAGTTCTGTTGCAATACCAAGCTGAGTTGTGTTCCATTCTGTTGCAATAGATTTTGCAGCATCATTTCTTGTTGCAATGGCATTAGACTCTATTTCGGTATCTTTAACAATATCTTCAATTTGTTTCTTAACATCTTTAATGGTATCTTTTGATCCCGTCCATGCTAAAGCATATTTTTCAATTGCTTCAATCTCATCTGCGTACAAATCAATCTGTTCTTGCAATGTCTTTTCTGTCGAAGCAGCATCAACATAGTCGGTGCCCATTTCTTGTACAATAGAAGTATCGCCACTAAGAACCCTCTGTACAGAATCTTCTCCAAACATGCTTATAAGAGATTGTAATTTTAATACTTGTTCATACCCATCAATAATATTATCGATCTGTTCCTTGTAAGTTGTTAAGGATTTTATCTGTTTATCAATACCTTTGAGGGCTTCTTCCTTTTCATCTTCGAGGTCTGTAATCTGTTTGTCAAAAAAAGCTACTGCAGTATTATACTGTTCATCATCTAAAGCTTTTTGGGCATCACGTATAGCACCAGCATCTGCTTCATAAACAAATTCTTTGTTTCTGATAACCCTGACGGTCTTTTGGTTCATAGCACGGTCAAGATTGTATCTTGCTTCCTCTAAAGCCAATTGCTGTTTTAATTCGTCATTTGTTTCAGTCAAAGCATCTTTTTGGTCTTGTATATTCTTAATTTGAGTATCATAACTTTCTTCGGTGGTTTCCTTTAATTTTGTATAATAATCAATTTGTCCTTGTACAAGTTCAGAGGCACCGGAAATGGCGTCAGATATTTTCTCCTTGTACTCTTGCGCATCTTTAAGTTGTTCTTCTAAAAGTTTCTTTGTTTCTTCTAACTTATGAGTTGGATATTGCAAGAGAGCACGATTAAGTTCTATCTGTTCCTGTGTTAAGCCAGCAACGCTATTTTCCAGGTCTTGGACTTCTTTATCTGCATCTAAATATTTCTGAGAAGACTTTCCATATTTATCTTCCATCTTTTGACGGCGAGTATATGCTTTTTCTAATTTGTCGTTATAGTCAATAATAAGTTTATCATTTTGATCTATCTTTTCTTGATAAAGACTTTCATCAGCATAACCATGTTCAGCCTCTTGGATATCAATCTGATTCTGAATGTCGTTCTTCTTGTTTTCTTTTCGGTCAATCCTGCCCTGAATTTTTCCTTGCTTTAACTCATACTTGCTAGTCTGTGTATCGGCAACAACTCCAACTTGATTCTGATAATCCAATAAAGCTTGTTGATATGCCTTCCAAGCTGTTTGTGCTGCAGACACTTTGTCAAAAAGTTCCTTTTGATTTTCTCCCTTAAACATTTCAAGTGAGAGAGCAGTATCACTTTCTATAAGAGGTTTATATTTTTCCAATTCTGGCGCACTCAGTTTGTTTAAAGATTTTGTATATCTATCAGAATATTCATCTTTTGCGCGTTCACGTAGGCCAAGTAAATCTTTTTGAGCATCTATCAAATCATTAGTTAATTCTAATTGCTTTTTATAGACATGCTCATTTTCAAGTGCATCATTTAATCCATTAATCTTATGTGTGAGATTTTCAATAGAATTTGCTGCCCAATCTATTGATTCTTCACTGTCTTCAAATTCGCTTTGAAAATCAACATCAAAGTCTGGTATTTCCAGTTTAATTGCCGCATCAAATTCTTCTAAAAAGTTTTTGGGATTCCTTACCTCTTCAAAATCATCTGTGAAATTTTGTTTCTGATTTTTGAGTCCAAATATGGTTTCTGATGTACCTGGCTTAAAGTTCGCATACAAATCCTTGAAGTCGTTCATTTCAGATTCTAATTCAAATTTCTTTAACCGGTACTGTTTATCAATTGCCAGCTTTGCTTCGTTGTAATCTTTGTAATTCTTTAACTCCACACCATATTGCTTTGCTTTGTTGATTAAATCCTCTGATAAACCGTTTACGATTTCTTTATAGAAAGAAGTATCATTTGCCTTTTTAGTTAGAATATAAGTCTTATAATTATCCAGGTCTATTTTATATTCTTTCTGTAAAGCTTCTATTATATCTTTTTCATTTTTCTTTCCAAGCATATAATCATTAATAAGATTATTCAGTTTGGGATAAGCAGTAGCAATAGATTGCAGTGTCTCAACCGTGATGGTTTTAGTTTGCTTTAATTCATCTTGTGCTTCTTTAAGTAGATTACGAGAGTCTGTAATCTGAGATAAGATATTATCCAATGAGAAATTTTTAACCTCTTTAGCCATATCTGAAAACATCTTTAGTATCTGTGGAGACGCACCTTCTTCTGCAAGTATACTTCTCAATCTTACAAATTTATCATCAATAAGCTCTTGAATCGAAGAAGACAAGTCACCAGTTTTGTTTGCCAACTCTGGAAATGTCTGTAACAAATCTACCAAATCATTGTTTGAGAAAGATCCACTTTGTAATCCATTTAAAGCTTCATTTAGATTATTTAATTGTGATTGATAATTGTCTATAACTTCGCTATTGGAATCATTAAATGAAAAATCTGGTTTGGTCTTATTTACTTCTCCCTGAGAAGTAGATATACTTCTTAAGTATTGTAAATACACAGATGCTGGAGATTCTCCCTCTTGAAGAATTAAATTTGCATTTTGTAACGCGTCGTTTAAACCATCATAATTGGACAAATCTTCTTCTGTTAAAGTTCCTTCATTTAATCGTTTTACAAGTTCGTCTTGAGTTGTCTTAATAGTTTCCGAATCTACCATTGTCTCTATCTGAATTGTATTCCATGCACCAGAGTCACCGGTTAGTTCATATATCTTTTTCTTCCAGCTTTCAATCCAATCCCACATTGCCTGATCGTTTGGATCATCAAAAGTTCCATCATCATTCATAACAACCGATAGTTCTTTTTGATAATCATGGAATCCAGAAAGAATAGAAGAAGAGCGTGTCTTTAATGCTTCTACTAGTTCGTCTTGATTTTCTTTTAAAGAATTTGCAAGTTCTTCATCACCAAAATTAATGGCATCATTTATATAAGCATTCATAGATTCTATAGTTGTTAATAAGTCTTTATTTGTCAATGAATCTGCTTCATATTCAGTAGCGCCATACAAAAATGGTTCAGTTGATTTTGCCTGTAGCGCTGTGTCAAAATCTGTTCCATATTCTTGATTAAACGTTTCTCTGTTTTGTGTATTTAACTTTAGTGCAGCTTCTTGTTTTGCTTTTTCTGCTTCATATTCTTCCTCTTTTAATAGTTTATTAGCCAAAGCAAGCTTCTTAAGTTCGTCTTCTTCAATAAGAGTAATGGTTCCATCTTCTTGTTTTTTAACAAGTTCTTTTATTCTTTTATCATTTGTTTCTATTTCGTCACCAAGAGTCGTCAATTCATCAACAGCTTTTTGATATTCGTCACTTAGTTCGGCTATCTTTTCTTTTTGTTCATCAATGGTATCATTAAAATGATTGAAGACGCCAATCACAATTCCTATTGCGCCACCTATTGCCAGAATCCATCCAACAGGATTACTAAACATCCATGAAACCATTGCTTTTATATTGTCCCAAATGGCAATAGTGTAAGCTTTCAGTGAAAACGTAGCAGTTCCATTAGCAGTAGTGGACGCAATCTTTGATGCAACTGCTTCAGCTTCAGAAGCAACCAATCCTTTGTTTGCCAATATTTCAGCCATCTTATCCTTTGAAAGTCCCTTTGTAGACAAAGCATTCTGAGCCTGTTCAAGAGTAAGTCCACCAATTAGTCTGCTTAATTCTCCAACATCCGTACTTGTGGATTTTAACGCTTGGCCATAGGCACTCATTTGTTTAAAATTAAATATCAAACTTAATAGACACATGGCATGTTAGGGTATGCCAGGCATCCGGGAAAAGTAAAAAAAGAGCGACCTAAAACATTGTAAAACATTTTAGATCGCTCTCATTAGTATTGTGGGATAATATTAAAACCCATTAGTCATTTTTTCTTTATAAGCTTCATTGATAATCTCCATTGAAATCTCAACTTCGCCATTCTCTAAGCCGTACTCGTCAAGAACCTTTTCATAATGCTCATAGGTTGAAAAGCAATGTTTAAAGGCTTCCTTTGTACAAGGTCTTTTATCACATACTGCCGAAGCAAAATTAATTATCTCCCAACGGTAGTCGGTAATCTGTTTTTCCACTACAAGGTCTGTAAGTTTCTTAAGACTCTCGTTAATATGCTCAATATGTTCGTCTCTAGACTTATCACACACAGCCATATCATCAATACGACCATTCAATCGTTTTTCTCTGTCGATAGAAACTTGTCTATCATTTGCTCGATTTTGAGCAAACATTTTCATTTCTGCTCGTAAAGCATCGTTTTCCTTTTTGGTTTCTGCTATAAAAGATGCAAGACAAGTCTCCAGATGGTTTTCATCGTTGTCATGCTTCTTTTGCAATGCTGCGAGGTTTTGTGATGTTGTGATTAACAACTCATGATCCTCACGTTTCTCACGCATTTTCTTAGTTTCAAAACCATATTTGTTTGCAAACCATTCGTATGTAGAGACCACAAATTTAAAAAATAATAAAGCCGCAACTACACCGATTGCGACTTGGAACCAATCAATCTCTGCAAGTGCTAGTAATTCTCCCATAGCACCACCTATACAGTCTTTCTATTTTCTTTGTGACCATAGGTCATATAGTGCTCGTAATACTTAACTAAGTCTTCTCCAAATGCTTTCTGAAGGTCTGCGTTATTTGCTTTGTAAACTTGAACATTAAAGGACTCAATTGCCTGTCTGCCTTCCTTCATACCATAAGTTTTAAAGTGATTTAAAAGGTTAGTAGCATTGGTGCCAAATGCAGCCTTTAAGTCAGCGTATTTATTTGCGTAATATGTAGCATTGAAAACTAAAGAATAATCTTTAGTGGTTGTAGAAGTATTTACAACTGTACCATTTTTAGTTAAATCAAAGTAACTAACCAAGAAGTTAACCACACCAATGGCAGTTTTCTCTGCATGGGCTTCTGTTAAAATAATTGGTACGTCTGTTCTGGAATCCATAAATCCATTTTCAATTAAAAAGGATTTTGCCTTAGGCTTACGAACTTCGTGTAATGTTAATGTACTGGCAACAGGAGTGCCACGATTACCCTTTAAACCGGTACGGTCAATAATATGGTTATATAAATTTGTAGCAATTTGCTTGTTTGTACCAGTAGGATAATAATAAACTACAGTACCGCCACCGGTTCCACCTTTAATACCGGCATTGTGATGCATAGAAATATAAATGTCTGCATTTTTATTATTTGCTGTAGTTGTTCTGGTTGCCAATGGTGTGTCTACTTTACCAGTTGTATCATTAACCCTAATTACGGTACAATTATACGCTTTAAGTTTCTGCTCAATCTTGTCAACAATTCTATCATTAAGATACCATTCTCTGGTCTCATTAGGGTCAATAGCTTTCATGCATCTTTTTCCAGCAGTATTCATGCCATGTCCAGCAGATAATGCAATAATAGGATTTGACATACTTGTTTCCTCCTTTACTTTAATTTTTAAAATCTTATCTAAGATAGAAACAATCTGATAACCGTAACTATCTTTTGCTTTGTTTGCTGCTTCTAAAGAAGCGTATTTTGATGTGCTATAACCAGGAACAGCCCAGGTTCCACCAAGATCCTCCCAATTCTGTGCAGTTCCACCTTTTGTATTAACAAACCAATTGGTACGTCTGGGATCTACACAAGGTTCGTTCAGAGCATCTTTAGTTGCATATGTCTTTAAATGTTGTGCTTGCGCCAGTATCCCTTCCTCAATAGAAGAAAAGACACAACCAGGAACTCCACCAGTAGCACCTAATCCACAAAAATTATTCTGTGTATAGGAAACATCACCACCATATTTTAGATTTCCAGTTTCTTTTAAGCATTGAGCAAATGCCAGATCTCCACGGACACCTTCTTTGGCACATACGTCAAGAAATAACTGACAAAACTCTAGTGCAGAAATATTCCTAGAAAACTTTGGAGACTTGTTTACAGACAACAGGTATTCAGACATTTGTTTTGCAGTCGCAACAGATTTTCCTAATATCTTTGTCATTGGTATCACTCCTTTTTATGTAATAAAAAGAGCCAGTATTAAACTGACTCTGTGCTAACTTTATTTCTATTCATTTCAAGAACGGCTGCTTCAATTAAAATATTCAACTGTTCTTCGGTAATTACTACTTTGTTTTTATTGAACATGTCACTTAAGAACTGTACGGCATAAGCTTTCTTATCAGCACCCATACCACTTTCTTTCCATAACATTTCGGCACATTTTACTGCCATATCTGCCCATTCTTTATACTGTGCTAACTGTTCGTTGCTAATCAGCGTCTTGATATAAGGAATTACAAAGTAAGTAACAATTGCTCCAAGAACCGGAATCAGTGCCATAATTAAATTAAACAAATTTTCTTTCATTTTTTAATTCTCCTTTTTGAAATAAAAAAGAATCACGCTTAAGCTGATTCTTCGAGTTGATTTAAATATTCATCGTAAAACATTACTTTTATTTTTTTACCATCTTGGTTTATCACATAGTTTTGCCTATGGTTACAACAATTTGATATACTATGATCATGTATTTTCATTTCTTTACTAGCAACATTGATGGATTCATATATCATATTTGTTTCTAAACATATGACTAATTTTTTATTACGCCTAATAGGTTTGTTTGAAACTCGTGATTCTATTTGATCTGTTGTCATATTTATATATTCATCATACCAAAACAAGTGCATTCCTTTTATAGTTTTACAATGATGAAGTTGGTTGCAAACAAAATAGACAGTAGAAACCGCTTTAAGCTTATATGTTCTAATAAATTCTGTGGCACTATTATAAATTTTATTTTCTTCATAGCAATAAATTTTTCGAGCAGAAGAAATTTCTCCATTAAATTTGTCTATTTCAAGCAACGGTGATCCAATCCATTCTTCAAATTGTTCTTTTGTGTTATTGCCACTACCGTAAATGGCATGAAAATTAGAATGACAATTTTCACATAAAGTAATTCCGTTCGTATCGTCTACACGCTTATCTTTACACCAATCATAACCATCTAAATGATGAACTTCCATATACGCATTATCTCTGCCACAACATTGGCATGTATAATTATCTCTTGCTAAAACTTTTTTAACAAATTGAGTGTATTCTGGGTAGAGTCTTTTTCCTTCTCTTTCTTCAGCTGTTTTGTCCTTTTTATAACAAGAACTATTTTCGCCGGTGTTAAATAGTAAAATGGCACATTTTTTACAATAAATTTTTCCATCATGATGATTAATTTTATTGTAATTACTATAAGTCATTGGATACTTATTTTTGCAGCAATCACATTCAACATCAACTTTCGCACTACTACCATATGATAAATCGTTTACTTTTACTGTAATTTTTGTGCCATTTTTTACACGCAAGTCTCCATGTCTATCGAAATATTTAGGAATGTCATATCCCAATTGTTCATAATATCTAGCAGTTTTACCGGTTATCCCTATTTCAACTTCAGTACTTAATAAACCCATATCTTTAGTAACCTTTCATTAAAAAATTGCATAATAAAAGAGCCAATCTATTTTGTAGACCGGCTCCATTTTTCTAATAATGTATTTAATTGCTCCGTTCTGATAAATACCCACATCAAAATATCTGAATTAGGATTCTTGGCACAAATCTCGTACCGCAGTCCATTGCTCATCAAAAAATCTCGAAGCGGAACAGAGTAGCAGCAGTATAATTTGCTATCTTTCATTGTCCTTTTGCTCCTAATTAATTTAATAAACTTCGACATCAAAGTTTTCGGATTCAATTTCTGACATTTCGTAATCCAAATCAGAAGTATCTAATCCCATCTTTTTGTATTCGATCTTTTTGTCCATCAAGTGTTCATGTTTACAGAGCCAAATGTAATAACATTGTAAAACCCTGTAACCAGCCCATGCCAAAGATAGAAGAATAGCAATAGCAGAAACATCTTTATCCATTATAACTAGGCCGATCAAAATAAGACTGAAAACATAGGCCTCCAATCTGGCATAGATAATGTTCTTTTTTGAGAACGGTACAAATTTCTTTTCCCTTTTTTCGTTCATTTTAAACACTTCCTTTAATAAGAAAGGACATCCCACAGGATGCCCTTTACTTGTTCATTAATTCAGTTCTTTCCAACCCTGAGGATATTCTTCGGGGCTGTATGTATTGCCATCCATCAGACATTCATACTTCACGCCATTGTACATAACAATGTCACCTACATTGTATGCGTCATGCGCTCCAGTTGGTCTACTCCAAATTGGATAACCATTAACATCTAATCCGATAGGCGTATTACTTCCACTTCCGCTTTCCATTTTTCGGGAACATCGTCAATAGTTTTTAAATCCTTAATAATGAGATTATAATAAATTTTTGTCATTTTTATTTATATCGCTTTCTTTTATACCTACTTACCCATTAGCATATATGCTACAGATGTTGTGTCTGTAACCGATATGGTTAATGTATTGTTATTTCTAGTGACATTGTAATAATTTCCAGGTGAACCCGTTATTGTGAGCGTTGAAATTGTGTAATAATAATCTAAGAAATACACAGCAAAAAATCCCTTGTCTGCTCTGCCTACTGTCAAAATACCAGCGAATCTATCTGGTAATGTGAATGTCTTAGAGTTTTGTCCCACAATGTCTCCTTTTTCAAACACATTTGTCATAGCATCAATTTCTGATTTTGTATAAGCACTAATATCACTAGCAGAAATAGTAATATTAGATGATAATGCTTTTCCATTGACCGTTCTACTGGTAGGTACTTTTGCATTTAATTGTGTTTGAATATTCGATGTTACTCCATCTAAATATCCTAATTCAGTAGAAGTAACATCAGACACAGCCACTTTACCAGAACCATTAGAGATTAAAGCACGATTTGTTGTTAAATTAGAACCAGTAATAGTAGTAGCACCACCAGTAATAGTTGCTTGTTTTGCATCTAAGCTAGACTGTAAATTGTCTATATTAGAAATTACGTGATTATGTGAATCATCCTTTACAGAGACATTACCACTAGAATCTACTGTAATATCAGTGCCTGACTTAACCAGACCAAGAGTAGAAGAGGTTGCAACACCATAAGTAGCAGTATTACCGCCACTAGAAGGTACTGCCCATGTACCATCTGCTCTTAAGAATTTCGTAGTACTACCATCTCTCTTAGGAGCAAAACCATCTGCTGAAGTAGATACTACATTATGCCCATGTCCAGTATCTGCTTTATTTCCAAGTGCAGCAACTACATGTTGCCACATTCTTTCAAAAGCGGCTAAAATTGATGTATTTGCCATCTATTTTTTCCTCCTTAATTTATTATTTATATATTATCCTGCTTAAGCAGATTTAAAAGACTCAAGCTTACAAGTGCCAGTACAAGTGCCTTTAGATAGGCGTATTCTAATATAATCACTGTAAATTTGGAAAGGAAAATTAGCAGTAATTGTACTATTTCCATCTATTGGTATACCAGTAAATTGAACTTGCGTATAAGTGCTATAAGATGTACCTGTGGCAAAATATTCTACACCTTGAAATGTTAATTTGTACTCATTAGTATCACTAAGAATTGGAGTACATGTCAGTTTTGTATATGCATCCAAAGACAATTCTCTCGTTTCACCGCCGAATTTAGAACCATCTCCTGATGTTATAACCCAAGGACTACTTTCTTCACCTTGCACTAAAATACTATTAATAACTTCAACAAACCCATCAGGAAAACTTAAGCTATCAGAAGTACCAGCTTTTGCTCTAATAGCATCCGCTATAGCAATCAAATCACCTTTATTGGCAACTACTAAATCATTTGTTAAATTACTCATTAGAACATCACCTCACTTGCCATTTGAATATTTGTACCGCAGATGGTGTCAATATCATCCACTGTAATAAATACCATATTGTCAATTTCTGTTTTGCTATAAGCACTCACATCAGATGCAGATAATGTAATATTAGATGATAATGCTTTTCCATTGACTGTTCTACTAGTAGGTACTTTTGCATTTAATTGTGTTTGAATTGCAGAAGTTACTCCGTCCACATAGTTAAGTTCAGTAGCTGTTGCGGTAATGCCCAAGTCTGATAAACTATCGACTTTTCCTTCTGCTAAAGTATAAGCAGCGTCTGCTCTGGTTTGTGCACTAGACGCATTCGTACTAGCTGTATTAGCTAAATCATATGCAGACTTAACGCTACTAGGAGTCGCAGCTGTTGTTGTAGATGTGCTTGATGTACTATTAGTTAATTGAAGTAAACCTTTTGCACTTGTACTACCATCTGCTACAGAGAAGGTCACTGTATCTGTATTTGCATTTGTTGTAATGCTAACATTGCTTCCGGCAAATGTTACAGTATCAGTTGTGGTATCCGCAGCAACAGTAGTTTGTCCACTTACAGCAATATTACTAAATGCGTTCTGGTTTGCCTGTGCATTGCTAGGTGCATGAGCAGAAGTAGAATGTGTATAAGCAGCACCCCAGTTGGTTCTCTCTGTAGATGTGATGTGTTTTGTTGTGTTACTATCATGTGTATCAAATTCTGTCTTAGACGCTCTGCTTGTATCAGTAGGATGTTTATGATCAGAACGTGCCACTGTAGAAGCAGAACCTACACTTGCGGTACCATCCATTACCGGGGCAGTGGAAGAGTAGGATACGTGTGTTCCGTGAGAACTTTCGGCTGCTCCAATATCAGAAGCCTTTGTAGGAACTGTAATATTTACAGACTTACTTGAGATAGTCTGAGTTGTTCCATTAACTTTAATACTTTCAATCACGTTTGCTTGTGCGTTAGTTGGAGCATGAGTAGACTGTGAATGAGTATAAGCAGTTCCCCAATTTGTTCTCTCGGTACTTGTAATATGTTTTGTTGTATTACTATCGTGCGAATCGAACGTGCTTTGTGAAACTGCTCCAATATTAGATGGCGTTACTGTTTGCCATGTATTATCATTTCTCAAGAATTTAGCGTTATTTGCTGTCTCTGTTGTGGGTACGTGATTACCGTGTGATAAAGGTGCTTTATCATTAATTACAGTTTCAATAGAGATGCCATCATTTGTAACAACTTGAGAAGCTATTGTTTTAGGAGCAAATTTATCTCCATTATTATCTTTTAACCAACCAGCATTTACTGTTGAAGACATAAAAACTCCTCCTTTCATTAGTAAAAGAGCACTAGAAATCTAGCGCTCATAAAAAAATTTATTTAATAAAATAATCATTTTTATTTAGTTTGTTTTATATTTTAGAATCCATTATCCCAATCAATACAAGCCACCAATTGAGTAATTATAGAACGATATGATGTGCTTCTTGATTGTGCATAAATTTCAATTTTATCATTAGCAGCACATTGAACATCTGCACTACATGTTCCTTGGTAACTACTCCATGTGGCAGTAGCGTTTGAAATAGCTGTACCATTTTTATACAACTGTGTTGTCCAAGTACCAGAAGTATTTGTTCTACCGCATCCAAATTTAAATCTATATGTTCCAGCTTTTGGTACTGTAATAGAAATGCCGGTAGCTGTTGCGGTTGTAGAATTACAAGTATGTGCAAGAGTAGAAGATGATAATACTGGAGTGTCACCAGCTACAATAGTATCTGGAAGTTCAATTCCATTTCCGCTTCCACCAGAAGGTGTATCATTTCCACCACCATCGCCAGATGGGGCATCGCTTCCGCCTTCAGCAAGTTCGCATAAAATAAATGGAGTAAATCCAGTTGAATATGTATTGTCACGACCATTTCTGTCATAACCGAAGCTACCAGATGTTTCGAACTTAATACTCCAATCATATCCACCAGAGTTGTTAAATAACCAAACAGCATTTGGGTCTTCTTTTTCAAGATATTTTCCACTTGAGAATCCACCATTTTCAGAAGCATCTACTGTCCATACGGCTTGTGTTGTACCAACTCTTAATGCAGTACCACTTGAAGTAGTACCATGTAAATAGCTGTTTCCATTCTTTAACAAGAAACCGTTACCGCTTGCAACAGCTGTAAATAAAACTGGAGTCGATTCAAATACAATATAACTTCCAGTGTTTTCATCAACATTAATAACTGTTGCGTTCATAGTGTAGTTGTTGTAAGTAGTAGTATTAATATATCGATAATTACCATCAATTAAAGCTACTAATGCATATTGCTTTCCATCTGTAAAAGATTTAACTGGAATGAAAGATCCGTCTGGATAAGTAGTTCCACCGCCAGTATTCCCACCACTTCCGCTTCCAGATTCAATCTTAATTATAGCAGAAGCATAATTTTTAATATCATATGTTCCGTTAGTTGTAATATTGATAGTTCCACTTGGCTTCACATAATCACTTGGGATTGCTCCAACTGTGACTGCTCCAGTAGTATATACACCACTTGCAACTGCTGTCTGACTTGTTGTACTAGGTGTAATAGTTTTAGCCGCTTGAGTAGTAAGTTGGTTTGTTGCTGATTTTGTTCCAGCAGATACATATCCAGCAGTTTGAGTAGATGACGCAGTAATTAAACCACTGTTACTTACAGAAATACTAGGAGTAGCTTGCGTTGCTGTAGACACAGATTTAGTAGCATTTGATGCGTAATATCCACTTGGAACAGTAATAGTTGCTCCATTTGCTGTTAAATCATTTTGTGTTTTAGTAGCAATATTACCAGTAACCTTTTCGCCTTTTACATATGCAGTATAAGGTGAAAGGATATGTGATGCAGTTGCATTAGCGTCTGATGTATCAATTCCGCCAGTATTAGAACTTGATATGCTAACATATGCGGACTCATAATTTTTAACATTATGTGTACCATTTGTAGTAATATTTAAAGTTCCACTAGGCTGAACATAGCTACTTGGAATAGCAGCTACAGTTACCGCACCAGTTGTATAAACTCCACTTGCAACAGCAGTTTGAGATGATGTTGATGGAGTAATAGTTTTAGCGGCTTGAGTTGTTAATTGTTTAGTCCCACTTTTTGTACCAGCACTAACATAACCTTCGCTTTGTGTTGCACTTGCAGTTATTAAACCACTAGAGTTTACGCTAATACTTGGTGTAGCTTGAGTTGCTGTAGTCATAGCATCGACAGTTACTGTTCCTAATCCAGTGTATCCGCTATCGGCTTTTACTGTCTGTTGCGAAATAGTAGGACTTACTGTTTTATTTTGTAATCTTACAGTAGTGCTACCAGAACCAGAACCTTGACCATAACCACTAACAAGTTCATTCACACTATCAGTAAGATTGTTATGGTTTTCACCAGTTACCGCATTAGATGTGTCAATAAGTGTATGGATTTGCGCTTCAATCTTTTTCCAATCAGCCATACTATACACCCCCAATTAATGATGATAATTCATCTAAATCAACTGTTAATGTAACTGAGGTATTATCATTTAAATCAATATATGCTACTGATGAAACCAATGTATCTGCATATTCTTTTGCGGCATTTAATGCACCAGTGGAAGCGCCCTTTGCATCATATTTATCATCATGATTATGTGTTTTATCAGCCTTACCAGCAGCTACTTTTTCGAGTGCTTCGATAGCGTCTTGATTATCATCAATCAAATCACCAAGTTCTTTTAATGTATCGTACGCATCACCAGCACCGTTAAGCAAATCATTCTTCAGATTATTAACAGAAGTATCTATATCAGACTGTTTAATAATATTATTTTGGAAATGAGTGTTAGTAATTTTATTTCCACGAATCTCATATACATCTGCTTGCATAACATTATTGTTATAAAAGCAATTATAAAAATTAACAACACTTGGTGCTCCCTCCAAATAATGAAAATTAGTGCCACCATTATTAAAATAAACAGTAGTTCCTTCATTAATTGCCGCATAAATTTCTTGACTTGTATGGGTTGTAGTTGTTCTTGTGCTGTCTGCATAGGTAACAATTATATCTTTATCTTTCTTCTCAGTTGATAATTCATCATATTTTGATTGAGCATCATCCTTAGATTCATATGCGTCATGTACATGTTCTTTGTTTGCTTTACTGTCAATCGCCAGTTCAAGAGCGCCCATAGCATCAGCAATCGCATCAAACTCTTCGTTAATTACTTTATTCTGTACTGGGTTGGTAGAAGAGTCGGAGAGTGCTTCGTCTACTGTATAGTCAGTAATATCCGACATTGTATGTTTGTGCGTGATAGATGCAAATAATGTTTTACATCCATCTAAAAAAGCTTGGAGTGATTCCAAGCCAGCAAATTTTTTTGTCTCGTTTGACATATTTGTTCTCCTTTCTATTTAAAAATTTAGAATTTTTAGAGAATTTTTCATTTGTTTTATTTTTAAATCAGTTTAAATTTATTGTTTGTTTTAATCAGAACACGCATTGGAATAAAGATAATCAATCGCTTGCCTGATTGAATTTAGAGAATAATATCTCATGTCTATTCTGTCTAAAATTAGTTTTGCACGCTCATTATATTGTGCTGTTCGTAGGTCTGATATATAAGTGCAACCAAGGGCGTGTTTTAAAAAATCTAGTACATCCTTTTCATCCATTGAGTCTTCATTTATTGAATCTTGGTTCATTGGACATCCCTCGTTTTTGAATATTAAATTTTTAATAATTGTATGTTTGCGCATTACACACAATTATTAGAAATATATTTTAAAATAGGAGAGTCCAATTAAGGACTCTCCCAATATGTTTTTATTGTTCTATAGGCTATAAATTACCTTTAAATTAAGCGAACAGGCTGTTAATATCTTCCTGAGAACACTCAACAAAATTTGCATGCCATGTCTCAAGAGTAGCAACTCTGGTATCCATAGCGTCGTTCAGACCCTGTGCAAAAGTCTTAGCGTTACCCTCAGCAGCGTCCCAAGCAGCAACTTTCTCAGCAGTAATGCCATCGATAACAGACTTATTAGCATGTTCATGCATCTTGCCATAAGCCTCGTCCCACTTAGCCTTATCGCCAGAAACAATCAGGTCAAGTTCTGCCTTGTTAGCATGCTCGTGATCAATTGCCTCCAGAGCTTCAACACGAGTGTTCATTGCTGTGTTCAGAGAATCAGCATGAGACTTTGCGTTGCTCTCAGCAGTGTTAGCCTTAGAAGTAGCATCAGCAGCTGCAGTGTCAATTGCTCCCTGCATAGCGTCTTCGATCAGGTCTTCTACACTGCCTTCACCAGTGAACTTAGCTTCCAGAGCAGCGATTCTCTCTACCTGGCCAGCATCAGCCTGTTCCAGAGCTTCAACAGCAGAAGTCAGAGCAGAAGAGTCAGCTTTCTTAGCAATCTCACCGTTCAGCTCATTCTTCAGAGCAGTATCAGCAGCAATGTATGCTTCATGGTCAATTGCTTCCAGAGTGTCAATTCTGCCAGACAGAGCAGAATCAGCAGCCTTGTAAGCAGTATCCATAGCAGCGATGTCTTCTTTGTTCTTGTCAATATCAGCACGGAAACCATCAGCGATTTCACCATGGTCTGCGATGTACTGAGTGAACTCAGTGATAGAGTCAATAACATCCTTGGTATCAGGATTGTTCATGATCAGATTAATCTGATTCTGCAGACCTTCTTCAACGCCAGTAGCTCTTTCGATTTCTGCATCCAGAGCAGTCTGAGCAGCCTTCTCATCAATCTTACCCTGAAGTGCAGTCTTGTCTGCTTCTACAAGGTAGTCATCTTCGATTGCCTTGATTCTGGAAGCCAGACCAGCTTCTGCCTCAGTAGCACGAGTTTCTTCAGCAGTAATCTTGCCTTCAAGAGCAGCCTTATCAGTTGCATGAGTACCAGACAGAGCATCTACCGCACCCTGAACACCAGCAACAGCTTCTTTTCTAGCATCTTCTTCTACCTTAACAGCAGCAGCGATGTCAAGAGCAACCTGATCCTTGTCAGCTTTCTTGGTATCCAGACCAGAAATCAGACCACGAATCTCGGTATCGTCATACGCATTTTCCTGAATGTTTTTAACAACCAGTTCCAGAGCGTCTACTTCGTCCTGAGCCTGCTTAGCAGCAGCAGCATTAGCTTCTTCAGCAGCCTTTGCACGAGCAATTTCAGTATCCAGATTGCCCTGTACGGTAGCTGCAGAACCAGCGGGATCGTAATTTGTAGCTAAGGAATTAGCATATTCTTTTGCGCTTGCAAGAGAGGCAGCGTCGCCATCGGTAATGACTTTCTTAATCTTCTCATCATACAGACTTAATTTGTCAAATGAAACGTATTTCTTTGTGTTTGCCATAGTAATAATCTCCTTTGTAATTAAAAATCACCACTTAATTAGTGGTGTCGTTAGTAAGTTAAAATATTTAGTTTTTTAAATTTATGTTTAATCAAATAAACTCTCAATATCTGCTACAGTGGCTTCTCGTGTATAGTTCGCAACAGTGATATATTCACCATTTTCTTCATCCCATACAGAAATCTCTCTATCATCAGTATCCACGTAGAGTTTATTTCTCTGCCCCAGTGCCGGTAATTCAGTACCGATAAACATAATGTCTTTTGGTCTCTCGGTAATTTGAATCCATCCATCGTTATAAAACCAGAGGGTGGCCTCGTCAATTATAAAATAATAACCAGAAAGAGGTTCGTTTAAGGCTAATCTCTCAGCTTCTGTGTCCAATTGTACAATCTGATTATAAAAGACTCTTTTGCCGTTAAAGTCAAAAGCAATACGACCCAAATCCTGTATGAATACAAGTTGTCCGTCTTTAATCGGCAACAATCTTACTCTTGAGGATGTAGTTGCAACTAGCTTTGGAACAGATTGGATATTTATATCTGCCATATTGCACCTCCACCATTAGGACATTCTAAAACTCAACAATTTCCCATGCAGCTTCTACTTCTGCAATCTTTTCTTCAATTTTTGTGTCAACTTCTTTCATAATTTTACCAATGTAGTAAGGTTCATTGACAAAGTGGCAATCTTCGTTAGAAAGATTAATTCTAATGCCATCAGATGCAATAATTACACCATCTGCATCGAACCACTCTACAACATAATCCCAACCGATATATTTTTCAGTTGTGGAATTCTTGCCAAAATAAGTCCATGTACCAGAAGCATCACAAGACGCAAGTGCTAACCAGCACACTGAATAATTTCTGCCATGCTCATCTGTACCAGCAAATTCACTGTCAAATGTAAACATTTCGTCAATGATAACGCCTCTGTCACCTTCTTTAAAACTTACAGCACCCTTGGGAGCATAAGCCTTAAAAGCCATGTAATACATATTTGCATTACCAGTAGAACCAACATTTTGTTTAGTAAATACTGAGCCTTCTGGACACATAACTCTGATTTCACTCTCTCTGTAATCTACAAGAGTGCCTTCAGGGGTGTTAGAAATCTCGTACTTCTTGACAAGATGTTCAGCCAATGCGGCCTCAAGCTTTTCATCAGTGTAAGCATTTGCGGAATCTACAGCTTCAGTTACAGACTCATTAATCTTGGCATCAACTTCGTCAGCGTTAGCTTTCTTGTCAACAGCGATTCCCAAATCAGACAAACCAGATTCAAGATTGTCGATGCCAGCCTTAACTTCTGTTAAATCAGCTTTTTCATCTTTGACTAAAACTAAATCGCCATTCTTGTCTAACCATCCGATTTTGGGGTCAGTGTCACTATCGAGAAACAAAATATCATAGGCGTCGATTTTGCCTGCGGATATTGCAGATTCAAGATTTTGACTAGATCCAAAAGCATGACGTGACCTTAAAATTTCATCAGCCATTTGTTTTCCTCCTTTATAGTATTTTTGTATAATAAAAGAACCGTCAATTACTCAACGGTTCTCCATTACCTCATCTGTATATGTATTTTAAAACTCTACAACATTATCAAACTCATCAGGTTTAACTGGTACAATTCCTTCATCAAAATCAACTGCAGGAATTCCCTCTTCGCAATCACAATCACTTTCCTCTAAAGTTACAGAATCAAGCTTGTTACCAGAACCCATAAGAGACAACTCATTAGTCTCCTTATCATACTTAATACTGTCAGCCTTAGCCATGTGTAAATAGTCTGCATATAACTTAAGCTGTTCAGCCTGAGCCTGATTGGTTAATACCATCTGCACAATAGGATCTAAATCTGAGCTTGCAATGTAGTCACTCCATTTATTGATAGGAAGTACTTCAATGGTAGTAGAGCCAGTAATTCTAACAGCCTCTTCAAAAGAACCATTAGCCAACATGTCTACAGTCATCCATTTAAGCTGCATTTCTACAAGACCTACTTCACCAGTAATCTTGGTATCTATATTCAATACATATTCCAGTTTTTCTTTATACAATTCTTCGGAAGGAGTCAAAACGACAGGAGTGTATCTATTGCTAATAGGCGTTCTGTATTCCAATACGCATACATAATCTGCCATATTTAATCCTTTAGATGCATATACTGGATCAACCAGAAAACGCAACTGTCTAACTAAAGATGAACGATGCATAATGTTCTGCTTATTGGTAGCAATAAGTGTATCATCATTTTTAACTAATATGGTGTACATCTGTTTTCCTCCTTTCCTAAAATATAATCTTTTTCCTTTTCATCAATTATTCCTTTAGAAGCTAGTTCTGATAATTTTTCTTCAGAAACTTCTTGTTTTTCATACAAACGTTTTAAAGATTCTATAAAAACCCTCATATGACCGCCTCCTTATCTTAAAGTACCTTTTGTAAATCTTCATATTCATCCCATGTTATGCGCTTTATAATATAGCCTTTATATGGCTTGCCGATTCTTGAGCTTTCTTTAATAGAGCTTGCGTGAAAATCTTTATCTTTCATACATTCTGCCATATGCTTCGAAGATACATATATCCCTATCATATTCATATTAGAATCATAAAGTGCTAATGGTATAGAAGTTTTCCATCTATTTGGATCGCACCTAACATATGTACACAGTCCAAGTTTTTCACCAACAGTCAAATAATGGCGTATGGTGACGACATGAACATGATAATAATCTGCGATTTGTTGATTTGACATAAATGGGTGTTCGTTATAATAATTTACTACTTCCACAAGTCTGTTAGAAATACCAGCTTCATCAGCGGATTCCCAATCTATATTAGATAAATCAAAATGCTGATTTAGGTTTTTAATAAATTCAGTTTTTATACAATCAAATCTTTTTGTAATTTTGTTATAAGAACAATCTACCCTTATAACATCTATTCCATGTTCCTTTGCAAGATCGTCTTTATATTTGTCATATTTCGCGGCATATTTTCCTTGTCTTTCATTGTGAAATCCGCCATCCATCTCAATAATAATTTCTTTACCGTTTTTAAATAAAATATAGTGATCGTATTTCTTTGGTTTAATCCAATCAGGAGAATACTCTGTGACATATTTTTGATATTGTTCACTAATTTGCATAAATACATCAAATGCGAATTTATTTGGGTACGATAAACCATCACTACATCTCGGACATGACAAACCTCCATTGAGAACAAGATCTTCAACTATCATAAATTTTTCATACCCACAAATAGGACAAACAACCCATATATATTTGTGTGAACCTCTGGTATATCTATGCCCATCCTCTTTATCTAATAAAAATTTCATAATATCAGGATCTGTTGTTGCTAAATCGTTATATCCAACAATTAAAACCCTTCCAACACATTTTGGACACATTCTTCCATTTTTTAGCTCGTATTCATGCACAATATATACATATCCGTCTGCTAAACATTGACACCTATAAAACTTTTCTTTTTTTGTACTATTTTCAGTTCTTTTTAAATATAGCTGTTCAAGTATTATAGAACCATTTACAACATCGCCAACATTATAAAGATAATTAGGTTTATAAAACAAATTATCAAAAAGTAAATATTTTATCTTTTTTGATCTTACTGTTTCTGGTGGCATATCATCAACTTGAATTGTTATAAACTCATACGTAGGATTTCCATGGTCGAGTATTTTTAATGTGTGTTTTTCGCCATAATAATAAAAATCAGCGATTACACCTATACTATTTTTCCAAGAAATATGTCCTTGTTTATCTTGTGGAAATTGATTTAAGTCTATATGTTTATCTACTATTTTATCCATTGTATTATTACCTCAAAATATTCAAAAAAATCATCAAAAAAGAGATGGAATTATTTTTTCCATCTCTTTAATGCTTCTTCTAATTCAGTTGTTTTAATAAATCCCCAGAATGTCTTATGGCTGTTTGGATTAAGTCCAACGACATCATAGGGTATATGATTCTCTTCCGTTAAAAACTTCATCAACGGAACAGAATAGCAACAATATATTTTCCTGTTATTCATTTTGGCCTCTATATAATATTTTCTTTTAATAAAGAAATCATAAACGCATCAATAATTTCTTCTGGGGTTTTGCCGTTAAGCATTTTTAACTGTTCATACTCAAATTTATCGATTTCAATTAACTCAACAGTTTCAAACTTAGGCTCATCAACAGGCACTTTATACAATGTCTTCTCATGCCAAATACTTTCTTTTCCAGATGATAAAATAGCCTGTGCTTCGTTTTCATCACACAAGACCATAATCTGGTGTTTTTCTTGCCATTTCAAATAAGTGAGTTGATCAAGCACGTCAATTACTCTGTTATCTTTTATTACCTTGTAATACATTTTATCACCTCGTAAAAGAGGGTAGAAAATCTACCCTCTATAATTTAAAATGAAATTTCAATCAACACTCCTAAAGGCTTACCATCGTGACCAGACGCATTGGTTATTCCTTCCACAGAACCGGTTTTATCAACACGCCAGATATAGTTCGCGTAACCTGTATTAGGAGAGCGCAACCAATAACCATAATAATCACCGCCATCAAATGCACGTTTTCTAGAAGCGTTGGTATTCATATATGAAATAGCTGTTCCTTCACTGTTATATGGTTCTGTGTTCTTGGTAGAATCTACTTCAATAAGTGCCGGAATTGTAATATAACAATTGGAAGAACTCAATTCTGTAGACATATTACCAACAGAAGAGTATACAATTACTTGCTGAAGTAGCTGTCTAATCTGATTAGGCATAGCATTATACAATCTGGTATTCAGAGAAGTATTCAATGAGGAATTAGCCCAACCGCCGCTATTTACATTAGAGTTGTTCCACTTGCTTGTTCTACCTAACAGATGAGAGGCCAACAAACTGAATGTACATCTCTTGGATGTGTTATTGGACAAGTAATATTTTCTAAAGCCACAAGCTTCAAGTGTAATAGATTCATGTGTCCACATTGCCAGTGACTGACAAACATCATCACCTAAATCTTTATACCAAATCTTTGCCCAGTTAATATTACCAATGGCATGATTTTCATATATGCCATCATCCGCTCTAGCAGAACCAAATACCAATGTACCTGTACCAGTAGTTGTCTTGGTTCTTGTCAAAGTAGAACTTAGCACACTGTTGCCATCCAGATTAGATTTATAAATAACAAGATTATTGTTGCCCTTCTGGTGACGGATAACGATGATTTCACGTTTATTTGCTGCAACAACATTATCAGATGCAGTACCCCATGTCAGTTTCGCTCCGGTGTAATCACTACTGTTACTGTACCAAAGTTTGAAACCGTTAGTACCATTTGCTTGGAAGCACTGTGCTAATACAGCATTTGCCTTATTGCCATCTAAGAATTCATAGTCAATTGCAATAACGAAATCCTTATCCTCTTCAAATAACTTGATACCTGTATCAACGTGATTATTTCCATTAAAGTAAGTCTTTTCAGAAATTAACAACTCAGATTCAATATCATCATAATCAACATCATTGCCTATAATAATTGTATAAGGATCTTTATCTGTAATAATACTCTCAGCCAAACCAAGTTTGTTCATTGCGTAAATCTGAACAGGAGATAAATCTTTAAGGTCTTTTCCAGCGAAAGCAGTAGAAGTGTACTCAAATCTGTCGAAAATAGCAGTAACGGTCTTTTCACCATCAATAAAACCAGACTTATCCCATCTGTTAAACAAATGGTATACATATCCAGATTCTTCTCCGGTATAAGTGGGAACAGATCCGGTATAAGGAACATTCTCACCATACAGACCAGTAGACTCTTGCAGTGTTATACCTTTAGAAACATATTTAATAGTGTATCTTCTTAATGATTCGGTATAAGTTGCAGTAATAGTTCTTGCACTAAATACATCTGTCAGACTGGAATCCCAACCAGCAAATGTAAAATCGTGACTTACGGTACTAGGAATAGTAGGAGAGATGGGGTTTTCTGCTCTAGTGGTAGGATCCACAGCATGTTTACCCTTATCTACATACTGAACTTCTAATATAGTACCATCAGCATTCATAAATGTTACAGGATACTGTTCAATCATGGTGTCAAATGTGATTTCCAGATCAGACCAAGCAGCTCTGTAATCATACAGTTTTTGCTGACGAATAACGGGTACATGTACCTTACCAGCAAGTACAGACTGGGTTGAGTTATAACCATTAAGGTCAATACCAGCCATACCATAAATTCTATCCAGAATATCAGTATCTGTAAGAATCCAATCAATGCCAGTAATTCTTACTCTGTTCAGATTGGATGCAAGTTCAAAGATATTAAGAGCATCAATAGTAGAACAGTTTTCAATTGTCAGTGTTGTTAATTTATCATAAGATGTAACATCGAGATTGGTAAGATAAGCAAGATTCTTCGCACTCATAGCTGTAATAGCTGGAAGCTCTGCAATCTGAATAGCACCACCATTTGCGAATGTAACACCACCGGCATTTGTACCATGAGCATATAACTCACGAAGATTATTCAAAGCAGAAAGATTAAGTGCCTGTGTAAGACCAGATACGTTCTCAACGTTCAATACTTCAAGCAGATAATTTGCACCAAGGGTCATAGTGGTAAGATATGGATTATCATAACCTTCAGTAGAATTACCAATGTGAAGTTCTTTCAATCGAGTTGCCTTTGCAGTGTCAACAGTTGCGGGATAAGTAGAAGATAAGTCTCCTAAATCCTGAATTCTAGATGCACTGAAAATATCAAGAATATCTACAGAACTACCTTCAAACGGTATTTCATACTGAACACCCGGAACCGCTCTTACCTGAATAGGCTCTAATGTACCATACTTTACATTCAAATACATATAGTCATAAGGTGTTAATTTTAATCTATAATTAGGTGGAACAACTAAATCTCCAGTAGGAACCGTACAACGAAGTACTGCATTATCAGAAGAAGCAACAGAAGACTGATACTTAGATGCCATATAAGCTTCTTGGCTACGTTCCCATTGTTTTACGGGATACATCATTCTACCCTGTGCCATATTCTTAATATACTGAGGATCACCAGCACCACTAACGAAAGATTCATTTACAGTACGGATATATTTTCTCTGACAGTCAAGTCTCCAAAGTTCTTCGGGGAACTGTTTCTGCCATGTTTCAATTTCATTCAAGAAACTTTCTGCATGCCATGCATTCTTAGACTCAAGAGTGTTATACATCTCTTTTAATTCATCTTCAAATAAATCACGTACACGACAGAAGAATGTTGAATCAGATTCACGGAATACTTCTTCGTTTGTTCCGTCTAAAGTATCTGTATCTTCATAACCATGACGATATACAGAGTTACCATAGTTATTAAGAGACATTGATGAATCCATGTCATATCCATATGCTAAGTGCCATTTACGGATAGGATTTCCCTCTGTATCTACTTCGCCAGTCTTTGCATAACCGAAGAACAGGTTCTTCGCTCTGTTATCCACCATACAATAACGGGTTGTAAAGAGATAATAATACAATACAGAATCAAGAACAAAATAATTACCGAAGTTTGCCTTGAATTCTTCATCAGAAGATTCAACAACAAATCTATACATTTCAATCCATTTCTGCTTACAATATTCTTTTACCTCTGCATTCTCTTCATCGGTTCCATCTTCCCAAATATATCTCCATTCATAAGAACCGGATTTATCAAATTTTTCTGCCTCAAGAGCAGCAAAAGCTTCGGGAGTATTAGGCCAATCAGAGAGAGGAAGTTCAACGTCGCAAATTTCATTAATACATTCATATCTATCAGTAGGATCTACAAGTCGAGACTTATCTGTTTTCTTAGAGTCGCCAATATTACCAATACTATAGAAATGTACCAGATTATCTGCAAACTCTCTATGTGTACTTAAATCTGTATCAGTTTCTTGGATAAATACAACTGCATTATGGAATTCCATTGTTGTTTTAATGTAATCAATAATTGATTCGTCTTCTCTTACATATGGAAGAGTATAAGGATTAAATTCATTATATCTCTTAGCAAGTTTTGCATTTGTGAAATGATTAGAAGATGCAACGTTTGCCTTAAAGTTGAAATAAGCGTTAGGAATAGAAGTTCTTGTTAAAGACACTTTTTCTGCTCTAGTTTTTCCATCACCAAGAATGAAATAAGGTTTAACTCCTTCACGCTGAGATTTGTTCATAATAAAATCAAGGTTTCTAGCGGAAGCACCATAGTTGTCAGATGATGTACCCTGGCCACTATGAGAACAATCATAACAAACCCAGTTATCTAAAACAGGATCACCGTTCTTATAAATCTGTCTGATTGTTGTATAAGGAACTTTATCACTCTTCTTATTAGTGAAATAAGGAGCAGAAACAACATAAACCCTTAACCAAGGACATTTCTCTGCAAGAATTTCCGGTGTAAGACTCTGGTTCTCGTCATAAATCTGATTACGATCATAACGAGCAATCATCTCTGTTGCGTTTCTTGCATCTGCAATAAAGTTATTCAGAATACCTCTATCTGTAAGAGAAGTATTATAAACTTTAAGTCTATAAATATGTAAATCACACTTGTCAGAACCCAATGTAATTACTTTAGGCGTAGACTGTGTGAAACTAAATGAGTCATCATATACTAAATGTCTTGTAGCAACACCGTCTTCATAACCACAAATCTCGGTAACACTTTCTGTATTCTTTGTGATATTGAACTCAAATTCAATAATATCTTCCTCAGAATACTTCAGATTAAGTTTGTCAGCAGAACCATAAATAAATGCTTCATGAGCAAACATCTCAATACCTATATGGTCGCTACCAGTTGTATTATCAATACATGACATAAACTGAGCGTTAGCTTGCTGAACATTAGTTGTTCTGAAGATAAGCTTCATTTCTTTACCATTACGTTTTGCATCGTCTGCAAACATCTGGTAATTGATTTCGGCAGATGTTCCTGCCTTGATACAGAAGTACTGATCTCCGTTTTTATCAATCTGATAACCACCGTTAACCCAGTCAAAATTATCAGATACGGTCATTGCATAATCATCGTTTGACCATACTCTGTCAGCATCACTATTAGATTTACCAACAGGATTAAAGTCAACTACAAGACCAGCAGTTACTGGTTCAACGTTAATATTCAGTTTTTCGACTTTTACATTTAATGTCTTAACAGTTTCTCCACATGTAATAGTAAGAACGTGATCACCGATTTCGGATGTTTTGAACTGCCAAATCTGTGTATTGCTATCAAGTGTCAATGTAGAAACAACTTCTCCGTCAACAGCCAATACAACTTCAGGAGTTTCTGTCTTAGGATCGTATACTGTATAAGTAATATTAGTTGTATCATACTGTCTAGCAGTAAAGTTCTGCTGTACACAACCAATTACCGGAACAGTACTTGTTGCATCATACCAGATAATATCTTTTACAATATGATTGGATTCAATTGTATTGTTATTAATCTCTGCAGTCATATATACTTCTAACAGATGAGCACCATGATTCTGAGAAGGAAGAGTATATCCCATAGGAATACCGGAAGCAGAAGTATTTACAGTTCCAATTTCTTTTCCATCAAGAATAAAGTGTACCTCTTTAGAAATAGCTCCAAAAGGAGTATAATCAAATGATACTGTTCCGAGAGGATAAGTTAATTTGTCATTAAAAGTAGATTCAATACGAACATCAATTTTCTGTACAGTCCAGTTCTTAGTAACTAAGCTGCCAGCGTCATCTGTTACAGCTAATTGTACTTTCTGAGTACCAATAGTTAAATAATCAGTAATGTCAAAAGTGTTTTCTCCATTAACAACAGTACTTGTAGCTACAACATTACCGGCAACTTTCCATGTAGCCTGACCTTCTAACACATCATCTCCAGAAGAGTCTGTGCCAGAGAATTTAAAAGTGATTTCTGCTTTATCATCTACAGTTACTACTAAAGGAGTTTTTGTTACATATTCAATCTTCAAAGAACTACTTGTAGATGAAGCGCCAGAACCACCAACAATGGTAAACTTCTGTTTGATTTCTCTAACTTCGTTTTCCTGGCCTTCGTTCTGAATTTCATAAAATGCAAAAACATTTTCACCTACATCTGCATCTTCAGGATCGTTATATTTTACGTCATAAGTATATTGCTGATTCTGATTCATACCACCAAGGGTTTCTTCCAATTCAGCAACCTTGTTACCGATAGTAGAAATATTATCTTTATTGGTATTAGCAGTTGTTTCAACAGTAGTAACTTTTGTACTGAGATCATTCAACGCAGTAGTATTTGCTTTATTCGCAAGAAGACCATCAATAGAGGCCTTGTTGTAATAATCAGATTCCAGAGTGGATGGAAGATTATCAATATTATCATGAATGCTCTGCAAGTCAGCATCTGTCTGTGTCTTATATTCATTCAAATCTTTCTGAATAGGCTCAATAGCAGTAGCAATCTTACCATCAACTTTTGCATCATATACAGTAACCCACTCAGCAGTAGGATCAGAATTAAGCAC